CGTCCGAACGCGCCGGGCAAACCGACAGCGGGCTTCGGATCTCCAGTCTTCGGGAAGGGCGGCGTGTCATCGACGTTCGGAGGCGTCTCGAACGTGAACTCGGCGGGCAGGATCGCAACGTGGATCTTGCCTTCCTTGATCGAGACGGTCATGCGCGAGTTCGCGATCGACGCGATCCCGACCGCAGTATCGATCGCGAGTGCGAACGCGAGTGCGACCGACGACTCGCTGCCTGCAGGCGCCGTCGATCGGATCCACAGACCAGACGACCAGGCGAGCGCCACCAGATAGCCTTCTTCTACGGAGTAACGCACGAACCGCAAATGCGCGGGCGCTGATCGTGCGACGCGTTGGACGGCCTGCGTGACCCGCACGAAGGCTGCGGCGTCGATCTGCACACCCCCCGTCTCGGGCACCTTCGCCTTCGGCCCCGCCCTCACCTTCGACGGCCCAGCCTTCGACGGTCTCACCGTTGGCGGTTTCGGCGCCGCCTTCGCCTTCGCCTTCACCTTCGTCTTCTTCGTCATCCGGACTACCTAGCCCCCATGAGCTCTGTGTAATCGAACTTGTCGCCGAGCGCTTCGACAATCGAAACCGTCTTCGTGTCCTTGCGATCCAGCCGCTGCCCGTTGTAGAGCCAGACGCAGTGCGGCACACGGATCTTGTTCTGCGCGAAGAGGCGCCCCTTGTCCGTGATCTTGTAGTACCCGACGCGGGTGCTTCCGTCGGAGCGTTCAGCGACCAGAGCTTCGATCAGGCCCCAGTGCAGGAGCTTCGACCAGTCACCGCCGTTGCCCGCCCATACTGTTGGGCTCTTCTTCTTCGCGTTGATGAGGCTCGGAACGTGGATCCACTCATCCCCCTTGTGGCGATAGATGAGGAGGAGCACGAACGCCATCATGCCGTGCAGCTTCCGCTTGTAGATCTTGGCGAGCTGCCCGCAGCACGGGCATTCCACACCATCCTCAAGCCCCGCTTCAAGCCAGTTTCGGGCCTCATCGAGCAGCATGCCTCTTACGTTACGCATTTTACGCATTTTTTTGTTAGCCAAAGTCACTCCACCTTTCTCCGATCTTCAAGTCGATCGGCATCACGAAACTTCTCGCCCCATCTTCCAGTCGCGTCGAGGAGCCCCACCCGTTCGCCGGGATCACGACGGGCTCCTCCCACGTCTTCTTGACGAGCGCCTTCACGCGATCAACGTGCCGCTCGGGCACCTCGACGATGGCCGCGTCGTGGATCTGCGCGACGACGCCTGCACCTGCCGGAAGCTGCCGTGCGATGGCAGGCAGGCGCACGTTCATGAGCGACGCGATGCCCCCCTGGATCGGTCGGTTGCTGGTATCTGGGTACCCAGAATGCCAGCCGAGCCAAGAGATCCTCCCTGAGAGCGCGCACCTCAAGAAGCCGTGCTCGTCGACCCATCGCTTGTTGCGCTCGACGTACCGGAAGTAGTCGGCGAACTCTTGGCGTACCATGTCGTGCATGCGCAGCACGTCGCGCATTTCGACGGGGAGGCCCTTCGACCGGACGAACCCGAAGATGGTCGAGGGTTCGGCGTAGTAGCAGAACCCGAAGATCGAGTTCTTCTCGACGTCGCGGAAGGGCTTGCCGGCGCCCTTCGGATCGGCGCCGATGAGTTCGGCCTCGGCGGGGAAGAGCAGCTTCGCCGTCGCCGTATGTACGTCGCCGGACTCGCACGCTGCGACGAAGCTCTTGTCGCCACTGAGATAGGCGGCAAAACGGAGCTCGGCTTGGCTCAAATCAAAATATACGAGCTTGCAGCCGGGTCGAGCGACGTAGAGTTCGCGCACCCGCGTCTCAAGCACGATCGACTTGTCCTTCAGGTACTCAGCGCGCGGGCAGGACTGCAAGCGACACGAGTACCGCCCCGAGGCCGCGCCGTATGACCGCCAGTTGAAGTGCGTCCGGCTGATCGTAGGCGCCTTCTTCGAGGGCCGGTCGAGCACCTGGCTGTCGATGTAGGTCCCGCGGATCTTGACCGCCCCGCGCCACTGCAAGAGCAGGTCGGCGAACCTGCCGGCCCTCGTCGGGCTCCCCTTGAGCCGCTCAAGCGTCGTCGAACTCGTCGAGGGTAGCCCGCTATCGGTAGGGTCGGCCGCAGTCATCGGCGCTCGGAGCGTCGTGAAGAGGGCCTTCCGGACCTCGGCGAGCTGCATGGGGTGAAAGTGCACCCGCTTCAGAAGGGCGCGCATTTGGCTGAGCAGCTCGTCGCTCTTCTCGATGATCCCGGCGCGCAGGCTCGTGCGGCGTTCGAGGTCAACGCCGATCCCGTCGATGATCATGCCGCGACAGAGGCGCGCATTCACCTTGTCAGCCTCGTAGACGGCGCGCTCGCTCTCTAGGTCGGCCTGCATTCTAAGCCAGACCTGCGCCTGAATGAGCGCGTCGACCCCGTTGTAGTACGTCAGGTCTTCGGCCGACATCTTCTCGGGCGGCAGGCCCTTCTCCGAAGCGCCGTCCTTGCCCTTCTTGAACGTGACCTTCCACGGGCCGGTATCAACGTAGATACCCGCGACGTGTGAGAGACGCTGGGGCATGTGGCTCGCGAACGTGTGGTGCGCGATGAGCGTGTCCTCGAGCTTGTCTTCGATGGGCCCAAACGGCACGCCGTGACGGGCGAGCGCGATCTGGTCGAAGTTGTAGCCGTTGTGCATGCCGATCGTCCGAACCCGCTTGAAGAGGGCGTTCACGAGCGGTGCGTGCGTCTTGCGCCACGGCCAGACAACGACCGTGCGCCTACCGTCCGAGATCCCGACGCAGAGCATCCGGTTGCGCAGCGGGTCAGCGCCGTCCTTGCCGCCGGACTTGCTGGCGCCGGTCTCGATGTCGACGCTAATCACGTCCGAGAGCTTGCGGAACTCGCGCCGGATGTCGTCGCGTTTGCTCACGACAACCGGCTTTCGGTTGTCGAGGAGCTTCTTGTGCGTCAGCTCACCTCGCATCCAGCGGGCGATTCGGTCGAGGTCGAGCTTCAAGATCGGGAGCCACGTGTCGGATCGCAGCACGAAGGCCGGGTGCACGGTCGGGAGCACAGTGCGGCCGGCCAGCTTGCTGCGCCCCTCGGCGATCTGCGCCTTGAGCCACATCTCCTTCCACTTCGGCGCCCCGCGGAGCTTCGCCCTCTTCGCGTCGCGCCAAGCGGGACGGGGATCGATCTCTCGGGCGGTCCAGACGAACCCGCGGGCATGCATGATGCTGCGCACCCCCAAGACCGAGAGCGTGCTCGTTTTGCCGAAAGTGACGATCGGAATCTTCGGGTTGAACTCGGCGAGCTCTCGGAGAAGGCGGGGGGCGCAGCGGGTGGCGGCCTCGTCGTTCTCCTTGTCGATGTCGCTTCGGCAAAGCGCGGCGTTCGTGAGTGCGGCCTCGCGGATGTCGATGTCGACCTCACGGCAGAGGCCCCGCAGGAACTGGCCCGTCATCCCGACGAAGGGGGCCCCCTGGATCACTTCCTTCCTGCCAGGCGCTTCGCCGACGAACACGACCTTCGCGGGCAGCAAAGACGCCTTCGGCGGAACGAAGGTGTTACCGCGCAGTGGGCAAATGTCGCAGCGCGCACCCGCCTTGCGCGGGTCGTAGTCGTGGACGACAGGTAGCGCTATTGCGGTCATCTAGCGTTACCTGCCGCCCACCGTCGCCGCGTCGAACTGGGGCCTGCCGAGCCTGACCGGACGCCACCGAACCGAACCTTGCACTACCTGCCAAACGCTGCCGGGCCACACCCTACCTAACCGCAATTCTGCCGTACCTGCCAAACCGCACCAAGCCGGGATCTGCCGTACCCAACCCCGCCATACCTGCCTTACCGAACCGGATCTAACCATGCCTTGCCATGACCGAGCCGGCCGGGCCATGCCCTGCCGAGCCGCACCGCAATCTACCCGACCTAGCCGCGCCTGCCGTGCCTCATGCCGCCTGACCACACCCCGCGGAGCCATACCTAACCTGACCATCCATGCCGGCCCAACCGTGCCGAACCTAGTCGCACCGTACCATGATCTACCGAACCTGCCGGGCCCCACGTAGGCTTGCCGAACCTTGACGTACCTTGCCTGCCGTACCCGACCGTGCCTAGCCGAACACCGACGTACCGCGCCTGCCATGCCGCGCCGTGCCGTACCTAACCTAACCGTACCGGATTGCACCGTGCCTGCCATACCGGACCAGACCTTACCGCGCCGAGCGTCACCTTGCCCAACCGTGCCTGCCAAGCCAATGCCGAGCCACACTCTACCTAACCGCGATACTACCGTGCCGCGCCTGCCGAGCCCGACCACACCACGCCCTGCTGAGTTCAACCCTACCGAACCGTACCCTACCTGCCGCGCCCCACCAGACCTTGCCCGGACTGCACCCAACCATACCGTACCTTGCCTGCCGTGCCGGGCCCAACCAAAACCCACCGCACCTTGCCGAACACTGCCGGCCATGCCTAACCTTGCCTGACCTAGCCCCGCCTTGCCGAGCCGCGCCAAACCTGCCAAGCCGGACCCGACCGAAACGTGTCCCACCGTACCTAACCGTACCTGCCTTGACTGTTGAACGCGCTGACGAAACTCGCCGGCTCGGCGGCCGAGAGGGTGCCGGTAGGACGCCCGCTCGACTTCCGAGATCATGCCGCACTCGCGTTCAGCGCGGAATAGTACGTGTCGAACGCGGCGCGTAGCCCATCGATCAACTGCCCGAGAGCCACGTTCGGCGCGCCGCCATGACACTTGATGAGCGTTTCAATCTGGGAGAGCGATGTGTCAATGCCGCGCAAACGAAAGCCTACAGCCGAAGCGAAGACGGGATCATCCGTCAAAGCGTCTGCGGTCAGGACGCGCTTCCGAACAGAACCCTGCTTGAGCTTCGGGATCTCCGCCGAGAGCGTGATCGGAAGCGGACGCGAGAACTTACCGATCTTCCATTCGATACGCACCGCCATGATGAGCTTGTGCGTCCACGCGATCCAGTGCTTGCGTGCAGCGCTCT